CAAGCACCAGGATGTTGATCGCCTCTACAAGGAAATCCAAGACATCAAGTCTTTAGACCCCGACCCGATTGCTACCGAGGTTCACGAATTGCTCTTGGGCTTTATGATGGGCCTCAACGAGGTGATTACGGGAGCGAAGGACAACAGCATCACCCGAACCTTCCATCACAACACCGACAGCCTGATAACGGGCTTCAAGCCTTCGGAGTTCATCATCCTGGGTGGCCGTCCTGCAATGGGCAAGACCACCTTGGCCCTGCAATACGCTCTCAACCAAGCGATGAACAAAAAGCCTGTGGCCTTTTTCACCTTGGAGATGTCCACGGAGCAATTGATGACCCGATTGGTTTCCAACCTCGCCGAGGTGGATGGAGAGGTCTTCTTGGACATCAAGGAGCGGATGAGCGGTCAAGACTTTTTGGCCATCTCTCAGCACATTGATAAGGTCAAAGGCGCACCGTTGCACGTTGTGGATGTCCCCGGCATTGACCCTCAGCGGATGGAATTGGAGTTGATAAAACTCATCAAGAAGCACAAGATTGAAGGGGCATACATTGATTACCTCCAACTGATTTCTCCCCTGCCAGAAGACCGTGGCAAAGCACGAATTGAGCAAGTCACCAACATCTCCAAGTACATCAAGACGATTTGCAAGAGGCTCAACATTTGGATTTGCGTGGTGTCATCGTTGTCCAGGGGCGTGGAGCAGAGGGACTCCAAGCGTCCCAAACCGAGCGACCTGCGTGAAACGGGTCAACTTGAATTTGATGCCGACAAGATTTTGTTCGTGTATCGTCCTTCCGAGTATATGGAAGACCACGACCCCCAAAAGCAAGAACTGATTGACCTCCTTGAAATCCTTGTGAGGAAGAATCGGAATGGGAAGATTGGCACCGTGGGAACCGCAATGGTTCTCCGAGATTGAGCAATTCCCTTCCGAGGTCTTGAAACACCGCTTTCCCGATGTTCCCAACCTTGGGGATATGACTCAACTAACCCAAAACCCAACATTCAATGAACGATCAATTGACCTTCTGGTCGGAGGAACCCCTTGCCAATCCTTCTCAGTCGCAGGACTTCGCAAAGGACTTGCTGACCCACGAGGAAACCTTATGCTCACATTTCTCGCATTGGCTGACGCTAAAAAGCCCAAATGGATTGTCTGGGAAAATGTCCCCGGCGTGTTGTCAAGTAACGGAGGAAGGGATTTTGGTACCTTCCTTGGGGCGTTGGGCGAACTCGGCTATGGGTTCGCCTACAGAGTTCTTGACGCTCAACACTTCGGAGTGGCACAAAGACGCAGAAGAGTATTTGTTGTCGGATACCTTGGAGATTGGAGAGTTGCCGCAGCGGTTCTATTTGAGCGAGAAAGCCTGCAAGGGAATATTAAACCGAGCAGAAAAAAGAGGGAAGAAGTTACCGCCAATGCTGAAGGAAGCGTTGGAGCGACAGTCTTTGCAGGAAACCAACAATCCGAAATAGCGGCTACCCTTCAAACAACTTGTGATGATTACAGCCGAGCGGATGGCTTTAATGTAATCATTGGCCGAGTTGCCCAACCGATAGCCTTTGACACTTTTAATCAGACAACATCCAATGTAAATCAAACCATTAAATCACCACAAGGAGGGGCAAATGAATCAGTTGGCGTTGTTGCCCAACCGATAGCCTTCAAAGTTCGTGGTGGATGCGAAGGTGGAGGAAAAGGATACCTTGGTCAAGAAGAGCAAGCGTTTACGATTAGTGCAACGCAAGATCAACAGATTGCCCAACCGATAGCCGTGGACACCTACAATTACACCACCAACGACCACACCACGCAAACCATTCGCTCACAATCAGACACCGAGCATATTGGAGCCGTGTTGCACTCAATTGATTTTAGAAACAATCGTTACAACGAAGAACAAATAGCCGGTACGCTGCAAAGCAAAGAGAGCGGTGGTTATTCGCTGAATTACACTACGGGCGTTCATCAGCCACCTATGGCTATCCGAAGGCTCACCCCCAAGGAGTGCGAACGCTTGCAGGGATTCCCCGATGACTGGACAAAGATTCCATACCGCAACAAGGAAGCCGACCAATGCCCCGATGGGCCAAGGTACAAGGCTTGCGGTAACTCAATGGCCGTACCGGTGATGCGGTGGATCGGTCAACGCATTCAGTATGTTGAGAACTTAATGAAGGAACTATGAAATACGTTGGAAAATGCGAAAAGCATGGCCTGATACAACACGATGTAACCCAGGCGCAAATAGACATCAAGGGCGGTCCGTATTGCCCCTATTGCGGTTCCCTCGTTGATGTAATCGCAAAAAACACCGACAACAAAAAACCCAAGACCAATGATAGGAAAGATTGAACATACGATGGCCGAAGACATTATCGGCATTGTATCGGATTACTACGGAATCCACAAGGACAAGTTGTTCAGCAAGACCCGTTTGTGGGATGTCGTTCACGCAAGGCAAGTGGCCTGCTATATGATTCGCAAGTACACCAACATCCCTAAGCTTGCGATTGGAAGGCAATACTTCAACCAAGACCACTCCACCATCATCCATTCAATTCGGGCGGTTGAGAGGGATATTATGACCGATTACCGAGGCACGCAACGAGATGTCAAGGCCATCACCCAGGCGATTGAAGACCAGCAGTCCGTCAAGATAAAAAAAGACCAAAGCAAGTATGTTGTCTTGCTGAAATTCAAGGCCGAGCCAGAGATGTATTTTGGCCCTTGGGAAACCGCTCAAATAGCGAACCAAATGTTGCAAGACAGAATAAAGCCGATGTTGGATATGGATGAGTGTGAGTCGGCTGTCGTTATCAAAGTGACTTCCATAGAATGAGATTCCGAAGAAAATCAACCCCGATAGAGCTATTGTTGGATTGGCTATCCACGCTGCCCCCTTTGGTCGTTAAGCAAGATATTGTCAAGCGAGTGATGAAGATGAAGGAAACTGAAACCAAGCACCTCGTGAGTGCTTATCAGGAGGGCTATGATGCATATTCGCATCCCAAGAATTACACGGTCTCTGCCTCTGAATGGTACTCCCATAGGTATAGACGAGTTGAAGAAAGAGGGTATCGCAAACAAAAACCACACCATAAAATCGTAAAAAATGTCAAACCAATCAAATCAAAAAGTGTACGCAAAGGGGATTTACATTAACAAGAAAATCATCTCCGGGAAGGAGTTGTTTGAGATGTCTTGCAATGTGGATCAATTCGTTGCCTTCCTCCAAGAGCATCGGGACGAAAAGGGCTATGTCCGTATCGCCTGTTGGCCGAAGCGTGAAGCCGACAAGTATGGCACTCACAATGCCGAGTTGAACACTTGGAAGCCCAATTCGGCTCAAGCCTCTGCTCCTGCCCCTAAAGACGATATGCCGTTCTAATGGGGGTATTCGCAAAATGGCCGACATTGCTCTCAGCGGTGTTGTGCGTGGTGAAGTTGTTGTTGCCAAGTTCGGGGTTGACCTGGATGTGGTGCTTTGCTCCGCTTTGGATAACATTCGGCTTCATCTTCGTGTTCGTGTCGCTCGTGTTTGTTATCGCTCTAATCATCTCGGACGAGAAGAAAGGCTCTAAGCCTTTCTCTCACCGGGTGAGGAATGTCTTTGGCAAACGATACACAACGACAACGACCTAACAAAGAATGAAGAAATGCCCAAGCCCAAAGGTCCCCGTACAATCCGAATACGACCTCCAAAAGAGCCTATGCCTCTACATCCGACTCAATTACCCACAAGCGATATTCACTTCCGACCTATCGGGCATACGATTGCCAATGGGCCTTGCCGTGAAGACCGCTAAACTCCGCTCGTCCAGGGCGATACCAGACCTGCTCATCTTTGAACCAAGGAAAGGGTATCACGGCTTGTTCATTGAGCTGAAGCGGCCAGGGGTGCGGTTCTTCAAGAAGAATGGCCAACCGGCAACGGAGCATTTTGCCGAGCAATGGGAGATGATTCAGAGGCTCTTGAAGAAGGGTTATCTCGCTTGCACGGCCAACTCCTTTGATTCGGCCAAGGCCATCATAGACAGCTATTTCACCGAATAACCACTAATTTTGAGCCTATGAAACGAATAGTCATCAAGGAAGGAAAGAATTGGGCCGAGAACGATTATATGCTCCCCACCATCGGTACGATATGGGAGAGGCAATACGAACTCACCGAGTCTTGTCTTTACCAAGTAAAGAACACATCCTATGGCATCAATAAGCTTTGGGGCGTGTCTGGATTCCCATACCACAAGCGAAACTCCGTTCGGATATGCTGGATGCCTACTGAAGAGATGGTATCAGTATATGGCCATACATTCGTTGGGTCGGTTGTATTTAGGATATATGCAACCGCCTATGTCAATGGCGTTCGTGAGATACGAAGTCTTACGACTGTCAAGCCGGGGCAACGAATTGATTGCCTCATATCCAACCAAGGCAACAACGCTTCGGTGTGGATTAATGGCGTATCAACGACCTTCAAGGTTCGCATACCGCTCATCACCTACACGCTTCCTGCGTACTTTGGTGGCGTTCCTCCTGCACCGCACGATATGATTATCAAACGCTTAAAATAAACGCTATGCCAGAGTTCAGAGGATGGATGATAACTAAGTCATCCGCAAAAGGAAAGAAATACACGGCCACCAAGGATGGCAAGACCGTTCAATTCGGGGCATCGGGTTATACCATTGCTCCAGGCACTCCGAAAGGGGACAACTATTGCTCTCGCTCTGCCGGTATCAAAACGGAGACGCATTCTCCGAATTGGTTCGCAAGGGCGTTGTGGTCTTGCAAGGGATCCAAGAGCGTGGACAAGAAACCGTTCTTTGGCGAAATTGATTTGCCATAAGATGTCACAAGTAAACGATACAATCGTTGAGTCGGTTGTTCAAAGTTTTAGGTCAAGGGCCGAGACAGGACACGCCAAATACGGAACCACAATGGATCGCAATGATTTGACCTTTATGCAATGGATCCAGCATCTCCAAGAAGAATTGATGGATGCGGTGGTTTACCTGGAGAAGGTCAAGAGCCTTAACAACGATAAAGAAAAAGCGTAATGCTGAACGAAACCAAAGAGATCAAACTCTATAAGCTCCGCAACAATGTCGGGCAGATAGAGGGGCTTCCTAAGAATCCAAGGCTCATCCGGGATGACCGCTTCCACAAGCTCGTCCAAAGTCTCAAGGATGACCCAGAGATGCTCAAACTTCGGGAGCTTATCGTGTTTCCCTTGGAGGAAACATTCGTGGTCATTGGGGGCAATATGAGGCTCAAAGCCTTGAAGGAACTGAATTACGATTCGGCCCCCTGCAAGGTTCTCTCCGCAGACACGCCCTTGGAGAAACTCAAGGCCATCGCCCTGAAGGACAACTCGGCCTTTGGGGATTACGATTACGATGCCTTGGCAAATGAGTGGGATGCTCAACTCCTGGCCGATTGCGGTATAGATGTCTGGCAGATGCCCGAAGAGATTGAGAAAGAGTTGGAAGAGGAAGAGGAGCGGAAGGACAACGCTAAGGCTCAGAAGATTATCCTCCGATTTAACAAAAAGGAATTTCTCTATGTGAGGGATGAACTTTTATCTTTGGCCGAAACCTTTGAAGAAGCGGTTGTTTACCTCCTAAAAAAACACAATGGCCAAAATAACGATTGAGTTTGACACGAACAACGAGCAGGATATGGTCAATTACAAGAAGGCTATGCTTGCCCCTGCGATGTACCTCGCCTTGGCCGAACTTAAATACCACACCTTCAGCGATGAACCAGAGATGCAGGAGCGAGTTGATGCGGTACTGACCGATTTCAAGATTGAAATGGATGACCTTTACGATGACCCACTCTTAACCTAACCTATGATAACGAAACACAGCAAGAATGTTCACTCCGTGGAATGCGGTAGAGAGCAAGAGTTTCTCCTCATCTCCGACCTCCATTGGGATAATCCCAAGTGCGATCGGGAGTTGTTAAAGAGCCATTTGGAAGAAGCAAAGAGGAGGAATGTCAAAGTCATCGTTAATGGTGACTTTTTTTGTTTAATGCAAGGCAAGGGAGACCCTCGTAGGAGCAAAGAGGACATTCGCCCAGAACACAACAATGGACGGTACCTGGACTCCATCGTTGATACAGCCGTGGAGTGGTTCACGCCGTATGCCGACATCATCCTTTTAGTGGGCTATGGCAACCACGAAACGAGCATCATTCATCACCAAGAGACCGACATCCTGCAACGGTTTGTCGCTATCCTCAATCATTCCTGCGGTAGCAAGGTGGAAATTGGAGGCTATGGTGGAGTTATTGATTTCAAGATGCATTACGACTCATTGCACACCAGCAACTTCGTAACACATTATTATCATGGGAGTGCAGGCGGAGGAATTGTTACCAAGGGAGTAATTTCAGATCAGCGGATTCTCGCTATGGTGGAAGGCTATGATTGCACTTGGCAGGGCCACGTTCACGAACTTTATTACCACCAAAATATAATTCACCGCTATGACCGGTCAACCAAAATGCTTCTTCAAAAACCTATTCACCAAGTCCGCACGGCAACGTACAAAGAAGAATGGGCAGACGGATATATGGGCTTTCACGTTGAGCGAGGCCGAGGCCCGAAGCCTTTGGGAGGCTATTGGATGAAGCTTAAAGTGGAGCGAGAGAAGTCCAAGAATCGGCGTGGGCCGGAAGTCCAGGTCTTCGCCACATTCACTCCCTGCGACCGATTCTATTAATGGAAAAAGCCCGCTTTCGGCACCCTAAAGCCTACTCACGGGCATTCCAATGAAAACCACAACCCTAAAAGTGGTGTGACAAATATAGGGATTATTTCTTAAACAAAGAAGAGCCAAGCAATGCGCTCCCGATTATTGCACTTACTCTGTAAATGCGCCCGTTTTTTCTTTCTTGCGCCCACTTTTCCTTATAGGCCAAAGCCAAACTGTCCTTCGTGGCAATGGCCTTGACACAAGCCGAGTCCTTGGCCTTGTATGCGATCAGCAGGGAGTCGTAGGTTCTAAGGAGAGAGTCCCCAATCCCCACTTGCATTGCAAGCAATTTACCGACCTCCTGGCAGGAGTCAAGCATCAAGGGGACATACGCCTCCACCCATATCGTCTCAGGCTCTTCGTAAGCCTCTATGAGCCTCTCACGCCATTTGATTTGGGTCTTTACAATCTCTTGCCCTATCGTGTCTCTACGGGTCTGTAAAGGGGCCACACGATGCTCCAGGGAGTCAATGATGCATTGTTGCTTGTCAATGATTTGCCGAGGAGAGTCCTTCATCGTGTAAATGAGGAAACCAAGCCCTATGGCGATGGGCAGGACAACGAAGAGGATGCCCCGGTAGGGGATGTGGCCCTTGTCGTTAACAGCCATCGTCTTCGGGGAATACCCGAATTATCTGTCCGTCCTCGTCAATCTCCTCGGCGGTTTCGTAAGGCTCCAGGTGGTCGGATAGCGACTCCGCTCCCGTGTCCTCATAGAGTTCAACATAATCGGTCAACGCTTCAACAGCGAGTTGCTCAAGGCTCTTGCCGGTGTCTTCGGACAGTTCCTCAAGGCTCTTTAAGAGGTCAAGGCCGATGGTAAAGCTTACTTTGATAGTCCCTTCCATTGTCTTAGCATTCAAAATTACTTGCGTGCAGCAGAATAGGCAATAGCGGCAATCTGACTCTTACTTCGCTTTTTGCTTTTAGGCTTGGACTTGTTGGCTTCTGTAAGCTCTTTGATGTTTTTGGAGACGGCTTTTTGGGTGGCTTTTTTCCCATAACCCTTGGCTTTAGTGAGTGGCATAATGAATCGTTTTGTGGTTCAAATATAATTAAGTGGTTTGGCCTTTGGTGAGCAGGTCGTAGAACTCGTTGAACTTGGCGATGCGGTCATCCAGGCCGATGATGCCTCCGTTTATCTTGTTCGTGATTCGGGTAATCGTTGCGATATCGGAGCCTTTGTCGGCAAGGGCGTTGAGTTTACGGCTATGCCAGAAGTAGCCAGCGGATAGCATCGCATACCTCCCGGCCACGAGTTCGGGGTTCTCCAAGAGGTCTTCGGGGACGAGTTTGTCAAGTTCAGCGTAATTGGCCTTGAAGGTGGTCATAATGTACCCACGGCCTCGGTATTTCCATCCATCCCCAAGTTCGGTATTGCCAAAGCGGTTCGCATAGACCTTGTTGGCTATGGCGATGTAATCCCTTGCGTATAACTTGGCCGTGTCCTTGTTGAAATGCCTTGGGAAGACCTTTAAGAGCCGTGAGGCGGAGTAATTGAAGTTCTCCTTGGTCGTGGTGAAGTTGGCCGATTCGTGGGCCGTTTGAGCGAAGAAATGGGCAATCCGAAGGTCGGTATTAATAGAAAACCGCTCCTGTATTTCAAGGAAGCGGTCTATAACGAGTTTGGGGACTCTTGGGAAAAGGCGTTGCTCAAGACTCATCGCCTTTGGATTCAACTTTCTTATGGAAGTAATTGGAGAGCGTTTCCACGACCCTCAAACCGCTGAAGCCAACAAGGAAGGCCATAGCGAATTGAGCGGATTCAAGTTCAATACCAAGCAAGGTGATAGCGAGAGGGGTAAGGTAATTGGCAGATAAGGTTCCTGCGAGGATGGAGAAGAGCTGGGTGCGTAAAGACGCTCCCTTTTGCTTTCCTACGAGGACGAGGCTTCCGAGAAAGCCCCCTACGGACATCCCGACATTAATGCCGAGTTCCGTCAATATCTGCTTGATATCCATTACAAGTAAGTGTTGAGGGTTGCGATGAATGCCGCTGCGGTGGTGCCAAGGGCCACAAGGTCTGCATTGGACACGAATATGGACTCATCCAAAGTGCCTGAGAGGTAAATCCGCACCTTTGTAATGCCATCGGTCGCATCAAGTTCCGTGGAGATAATGTCCCGATAATTAAGGAAATATTGCCTTCCGTCAGCGTATGTGAGCTGTAATTGCGTTGAGCCGAAGGTTCTTGCGGTTAAGGTAGGTAGTGCCATAGTGCGTCAAATTTATTAAAGAATGGGCGAATTTTTATGGGGTGGTGAGGGCTGCGAGTTCAGAATTTGAAAGGCGGTTAGGGTAAACGGCTCCTGCACGGACATGGCCTTTAATGGATTCGGTTGTTCCTGCTATATATCCTCCAAATCTCATATCGTTAAAGGCAGGAAGGCCTGGAGAACCAACAGTCCTTGTTGTTGCTGGGTTTTGAACTCCATCAACATACATAATGCATCCGTTTGTTGCGGTGTTGTACGCAAAAGCCACTTTTAATTTGTCTTGTCGGATTAACCCACATTTGGATAAACGAGTTTGATGCGCTATCCAAAGTACAAAACCACTTATTTCTCGCCTCATCCGTAACCTCAACCTCAAAGTAAACAGTCCCTTCGGATTGACCGATAAGAGATGTGATTCCCGTCTTTCTTATCACATCCGCACCACGAGCGATGGATGCGGAGTTTGTATGAATGTAAGAGGTTGCAACGGAGCCTGTTTCAAGTTGCGGTAAGGACGCAAGGAATCCTTGTCCCGTTGATAAAGCCGATGGCAAAATAGATAAGACATTCACGGTTGTTGCTCCCGAAATCGTTGCTCCCGTGGTTACTCGCACCGAAACGCGGAACCATCCATTGCCGTAATTTTCAACGCTACCCGTGCAGTTTGTGCTTGTTCCGAGACTAACGCCAGTTGATGCAAGATTGATGACTTGATTCCAAGTAACATTTCCCCATTGACCCAAGTTGCTTGCCTCTAAGCTTGTTGCAAAAGTATGGCCATCAAATTTGAAAAATCGGCTAACTGTATAAGCTGTATTTGCCGATAATGCGATTGCGCTAAATGTTTGACTTAGATAGCGATTATTACCTGCTGCCTCGTTTTTGGTAGCTCTTGCGCTATTAATTCCAGTAGCAGGAGAATCCGTTACCGTTGTGTCATAAAGCACTCCCGTTGCCGCGTTGTAACTTAATCCATTTGGAACTAAGTTGATAGCACTCGGCTCCACCAACAACGCAGGACACCCATTTACCGCTCCACCGAGGGGATAATCCAACCTCGGCACATTGTCGTTCACGAGTTCAATAAAGCCATCGGCATTGATTCTCGTGGAACGATTGGCCGTGGGCGTGGTGACACGAGTCACCGCAAAATCGCCTGCCCCTGTTTCGGGGATTTGGCTGTAAAGAGTTCCCGCCTTTATGACATACGGGATGTTTAGGAGAGAAGGAGTGGACATATCTTAGGTTGTGAGGGCCTGGAGTTGAGCGTTGGTGAGCCTTGTGGGGTAGATGGCAGAGGAGCGGATTTTTACAGGTTGCTCCAAGGAATATAGCTGTCCCAATCCTATTGTCGCTCTTGATATTGCAACTGATGGCATCGTTATTGAAGTTGTATCAACCTGTGCCGCTGTTCCGTTTAGCGATATAGCAAAATCGCCATTTTTATAGGCTATTGCAACCTTATTGATTCCAACAGGAATTGCTCCTGTTCTTTGAAAAATAAGCGCATTTGCTGAGTTTTGCCTTACAATAAACTGAACAAGCCCTGAGTTCCTTATTGTCATAAAAAAGCCATTTTGAGTGCCAGTTGAATCAAGGCTAATTATGTCTGTATTTCTGTTATTAAATGCAACATCAAATTCAGCATACATCGTTCCCTCGCTTTGCCCAATCAAGGAACTCAAGCCCGTCTTGATTATGGTTTCTACGCCACGGGTTATGGCTTGAGTTGTTGTGGGGATGTAAGAGGTTGCGACCGCCCCTAACTCATATTGGCTGCCAAAGATGTATATGCCCGAAGTGCCATTGCCCGCAAAATCCCCACTTCCTGATTGAAGAATATTGACACGAACAATCTCGTTTGCAATAGAGGCAGCTTTTGAAATAATGCAACGATACCACCCGTTGCCGTAAGATTGTATTGAAGAAACGATGCCTGTATCTGTTGAACTTACCGCACCTGTGGTAAGATTGAAAGTGGCACCAATACCGCCTATCCTAAGCCTTCCAAATCCGTATCCTCCTGCTTTAAGAAAAACCGAAAAAGTATAACTTCCAGCCGCAGAAACAGTTGTTTGCTCAACTCTGTGTTGGTCCAACACGGTGTTTGCAACAATGAAGTCAGCAAGATTCGTGCCGTATGGGTCAAGGGTTGCGGTTGTATTCAGGACGCTTCCGCTTCCAAATGCCAATAACTGAACAAGACCCCACGTTGTTCCGAAATTCTCGCTTTGAACGGTTAGGTTGACTGCGGAAGGCTCAACGAGTAACGCAGGACATCCGTTAGCAATGCCTCCCAAAGGATAATCAAGACGAGGGACATTATCGGCAACGAGTTCAATGAAGCCCTGAGCGTTAACCCTCGTGGAACGATTGGCCGTTGGAGTTGTTGTGCGAGTTACAACCAAATCACCAAGACCGCTATCGGGGATTTGGCTATACAAAGTCCCGGCCTTAAAGCGGTAAGGGACATTCAGAAAAGATGGATTGGACATCGTTAATTCGGATTTAAGGCTGAAAACCTCGTGAGCAAACAATTATAGGCCGATGCCTCCTTCACGGTGGCACTATCGTTGTCGCACCGCTGATTGAAGTACCAGAAATCGGCATAATCCTCCGTGGCCGTAGGTACCAGGGGAGGATTCAATTCGTATCGGAAATACCGACCGCAAGTGCTTGCGAGTTCGGGGGTCAACGCAGAATTGGCCTTGGCACGAGCGAGGAAATTCGCCCATATCTCAAACCAAAAGAGCTGATTCACCATCACGCCTTGCAACGAGGCCAAGAACGCACTAATGCTGCTCCCAATGGCAACGAGTTCGGATTCAGAAACCGACAACACATTGTCAAGCGTTCCGTGCAAATAGATGTAAACCTTGGGGTCTAAAGTCGTGGGGTCGTACTCAAAGGATATCAAGTGGGCATAGGGGACATAATAGACCTCCGAGCCACTATAATTCAAGGTCAAGAGCCTTTCCCCAAACGAAAACGATGTGAGCCGTGCTAATGCCATATCAACCTATTTTTTCAACAATCACAATAATCTTCTCCAAAGTTACGGCACTTGTAGCCGTTGCGTTTTTAACGAAAATATCCAAAAACCCCGAAGAGGCAACGCTTACCAAGCATTGCGTGCCAACGCCGCCATCCTTCGCTCCAGACCCCAATATGAGGGATTGGTCTGTCTTTGCTAAAACAGAGTTGTTCAATGCAATCGCTATATGAATGTCATCATTGTTTTGCCCCGATATAGAGGCGAACGCCTGAACACGAAAGGTTGCCGTTGCGCCTGTGTATGTAACCCTTCCCTGCGAGTTAACCGCAAGGCCATTCGCAGAAGTAACCCCTGCGGCAGCAGAGCTTATCGTGAACTTTTGAAAGACATTCTGTTGCGATATGTTGGTAGCCTCTCCGGTAATTTGGAACCACTCAATGAAGCAAGGGGCAAAAGCAGAGGAATAACGAGCATCCAACTGAGAGATGCTTATGCTCTTTGCCTCTGACAAAGAGGTATCGTCAACCGCTAACTTGAGCGTGCTGGTAATGGATGCTTGGGCATCTAAGTCCCTGATTCTTTTGCGTGCCATATCAATAGGTTAAAACATTATCGCCATCGTAAGAAAAATCATCCTGGGCATCAACGGCCAAAGCGTTGTAATCGCAAGGCTCCTCGGTGTTTAGGCAAGAAGCATCGCCAATCACCTCCACCTCCAAGTCCAAGGCAATCATATACAAAGCCGTGTCCCACACGACCTTCGCTCCCTCAAACTCGGTGTCAAGGTTCTCCTTGATGGAGTAATTGGCCGTAATGGAGGTGACATCAATGCTCACCGCACCGACAGTCGTGGCCAAAGCCTCGTACATACCGCTAATCTTGCTCTGAACGAGCGATGCGACCTCGTAAGGACGCTTGCCCTTACGCTTGCCGATAATCACCAAGGTCAACGGATAAACGATGCGGAGCAGGTCCTGGCACCCAATAAAGTTGTTCTCGTCCGTAACCTCTGCACGCTCCCTTCCATTGTAACGGATGTAGGCAATGCCCTCGCTCCAATCGTAATCGTCCACAACGTGCTTGTAATCGCCGTTGTTGCAGTAAATGGCCGGGATGACCTTGCCGTCCCTATCGGGTAACAACTCGGCAAAGCCCGTGTGCCTCACCAACTTGTAAGCATTCAAGCGAGTGAATATCTCGTCAATAACCTGGGTCGCTATCATTTGAATACTTTGCTAAAGAATAACTTGGTCAGTAGGTCAACGAAATAAGCCTTTTCCTTGCTCGCTAACCCAAAGATAGTGCCTCTACGGGCTTCATTGTCAACAACTTTCTTGGTGTTCAACTCGCTCACAACCATAAACTCAACCTTTGGCTTGGAGCCGATCAAGTTCTTCTTGGGAGTGCTGAACTCGGATTTCAAATCGCCCGTGAACTTCATGTCAATAAAGGCCACTTGAAGCCCCGCCCTCCTTCGGACCCCCTTGTACTTGTCGCTCTTATAGTTCCCAATCTTGGCCAAATCTGGCTTCAGACCCTTCTCAAAAATCCTCGGCAGAACCTCTTGCTCTTGCGTTTGCGGAGCCGCTTCGTTAAGCGATGAAGCCAAGTGCCTTGCCAAGGAAGACTTCTGCGTTTCAAGTTTTTGTATGTAATCCTTAATGTCCACCTCTTTAAGGTATGCGAGAAGCCTGCCTAACCCTCTGCCTGCACGAAAAACAACCATCCTCTGGCAGATTCGCCTGCTCAAAGTATCGCTGCATATATTGGTCGTATTGGGCTTGGTAATAGTTGGACAGCTCTTGGTTCATGTCCCGGATTAAAGACAATAACGCCATTCAAACGCTTGGAGAACTCCATCTCTTTCAATAGCAACATCCCGGCCTTGTAAAGCAAAGGATAGCCGAGTTGCGTGACATGAGCGCACAAGAGCGAGTCAAAGCTGCAAGCGACCTGATACTGAACGCTCAAGCCTCCCGTGAAGGATCCTCCGCTTATGTTCAAGTCAAGCAAAGGCGCACTCGTTGGTATCTCAATAGCTCTCTCCAACATATTCTCCGTCCAACGATAATTCCTGCCACATCCACCGCATCCATAGGTCGGGTACAAACCTGTTTGGAAGGAAGCCACCGAGGTCGCATTGTAAAGGACGGCCAGGTTCAACATCTGACCGTTGGATTGATAGGTCTTGTTAATCACGACCCTCGTAACCGCATTGGCTACCGAGGTGATATTAAAGGTGTCCAAGGTCGCTCCTGTTCGCAAATCCACGACCCTCACCGGCACAACGCCCGAACTTGGGAGCAGGAGGCTGATAGAAGAAATGGTGACGGAGATGTAATCAACCTGGCGATAACGCATTCCTATGCCCCTCCACACCGCAGCGGCAGGCAATGCTTCAACGGACTCGCCATAGAAGCCCAAATCGCCATTGAAAGCCGAAGTGGTGTAATTCCAACGGCTCTGCAAATAAGCCAAAGACTCCGCTTTCAGCATATTGGCCGCTTGGTCAATCTTGCGCTCAATAAGCGTATAGGCGGTCTTGTCCTCCTCGTTCACGCCAGCGTCAAGGTCACGGAGGCTTATGCCCGTTAGGTCGTTGATATAAAGGCCACTAATGGGCGGCGCATCCGCAGAACAAAGCCCACGAATGCCGATTAAATTATCCCAACAATTACTCATAAGACAAAGGTAAAACAAAAAAGGGGATGCTTTCGCACCCCCTTCTTGTCGCATACAACCCGAAGGATTAGTTGTTCACAGTACCTTCAAAGATGTAGTTCACGCCACGGAGCTGATCGTTCAAGAAGAACACATCAGAAGGAAGCGTCACGAACTTGTAGGAAAGACCCATGAAGAACTTCCATTGGTTACAATCCAGCTGAGCATAGTAATCAAATTCCAAGCCGGTTTCGGGGTCGGAAATCGTACCCTTCTTGATGGATTGGTCATCAATTACACGGATGCCGTCAGCACCACGGAAGGCATTGTAACGGATCATCTGCACACCGCCTGGGGCGAGGAATGCGAAGCCGTTAGCGTTGCCCTGGGCAGCACCAATGCGAGGCTCAAAGAAGAAATACGACTGAGCATCGGAGTTCATCATTTGCTGAAGGTCAACGTTTACCGTTGCACAGCAATGAGATTTCAATGCGGTCATGTACTTCTGGACAAGCTCACCACCGATGATGATGGGGCGGTCCCAAGCCTCGGCCAACTGATACTGATAAATCACATCGGACATGAAGTCATCGGCATAAACGTAAGATACGTTTTGAGCCTTGGTCCGAGTGGTCAACAGGGTGCGAGCCACGTTCACGGTAGAACCTGGGTCGGCAGAGTACAATCCATTGTTTGTGCCAATGAATGTAACGGCCTCCTGGTTAATGTACCGCTTGATAGCCTGCATATGCATGGCCAACTGCCGAGCGATGTAGGACTCGTCATTTTCACAACGAGGAGCCAAATCGTCCAGGCCGATAGACCAACGGCGAGATGCACCGGTGTTGGGGTCAATGTTGTAAACCCGTGAGGTTTCACCAAATTCAGGACCCGCAGCACAGTTCAAAGTCGCAGAGGTTGAAGTGGTGCTGTCAGTCATCCTTGGCTGATAGACAACCTCAACTTGGCGATAGTGGCCGTTCTTGGTGTCAATTTGGTTTTGGAGAATACCCGATTCGTTCATGGGGCTTGTGACCGCACGAAGGGTATTGATGTGTCCGGGGAACATCGTTGGATCGGCATTGAAATAGCCTGCATCCAACCGCTCCTGAATGTTCGGACACGATACGAAAGAATTAAAAGCGTATGACATTTTGTTAAAATGAAATAAAGATTTGTCGGCTATTTCTTGCCAAGCCAGGCACCATGAGGCTTATTGTCCCTCTTGACACATCATCGTGCGTTCAGTTCTTCTCTATGCTTTATGGCCCTTGGGTGAAGAAAACGCTCACCACGAGTACCTTCCTTGCTGGAAGAAGAAGTCCGAATTGGAGGCGTGTCTTGCTTACCGGCATCTCCTGCTTTCTTGAGCATTTGAGCCTTCTCAGCCTCACTCCTTACCAACTCTTCGGGCGAAAGATACGCAGTCCCCTTATCATTCTTGATTTGGTTGCCTTGCTTATCCGTCACCGTTAACTTCCCATCCGACAATGCAAAGATATACTTTTCATTCAATTCTATGTCAAAGCCCTTCTTCGCAAGGGAATTGACCGAATCGCTCCAAGGCACATTGGCCTTAATCTTCATAACCTCTTGGTTCACAATGTAATTCTCAATGGCCTTCTGCGACTCCACCTCCTTCTGCTCCAACTTCTGCGTCAACTCCCCAGCCAAGGTTTCGTACTCGCCCTTCTGCCTTTTCAATTCAGCGAGTTGAGCCTTGTAAGCCTCATCGTCCTTGCCGCTGCTTTGGGCTTGAGTTTTCAGCTCATCCACTTGAGCTTGAATGCGCTGTTGGGCAACCTCAAACAAATCCGACAACTTCTTGCCCTTCACATCGTCCTCGGTCAAGTTAAAGGCACGCTTGAACTTGGTCTCAAGGCTTCCGAGCGTCTTGCCCGTTACCTTGTTGCGAATGTCTTCGTCATCAACGGCCACCTCACGAGCGACATATTTCTTGGCAAGTTCTTCCTTGAATTGGTCAAGGCTTTCAAAGTCCTTCTCTTGGTCAAACAGCCATTTGGCCATCTCTTTGGAGTCTATGCTCATTTTCTACGGGTTTTAGTGGTTGTGGTTTCTTCGGTTGGAATCTCGGCCTGCTCCTCTTCGGTCGCTACCTCTTGCTCAAACACCTCTTCATCGGCAGGGACTTCGGGGGTCTGGTCCATAAACTCCTGCGTTGAAACAACGGCCACAGGCTCTTGCTCCACCAACATCGGTCTGCGCTTAGGCAATTCCTGGATAGGGGCCGAGAAGGTTTCGGGAGTGGCGTGGAGTAGCGTTTCGTCAAGAATACGCATACCGTACTTTTTGAGAAACTCGGTGTTTTTCGCAACCGCAATGGTCACGAGAATCTGCTCTCCATCCGCACGGAGAACAGGGACGCATCGTCCTGTAATTCTTTCATTCATAAGATTAAAGGTTTAGGTTTGTACCGCAAATATAAACAATAATGGGCAAACTAAACTTGAGGGACAAGCCAATGCCTGCAACGATAGCCTCCCAAGTAGATAAAAATGGTGGATTCATCCGTCCCGACAATCTTGCCCTTCCAATCGCCTAATTTGCCCCAGGAGCGCACTTCTTCCTTCGTGAATACCTTACCATCCCTCGCTACACAAAATGGCCGAGAATCGTTTACTAAGCCTCCTGCGTACAAGTATTTCTTAATGCCCAAAGCCTCGCCCATCGCAAAGGTGAAGGAGCGATCAATGACCGCAAACATCGTGTCAGCCGTAAGCGTGGCCGTGTCAAAGAGCAACCCCTTTTTTCCAGCACCCCCTTTCACGATTTGGGCAATGCCCTCCTCCAAAGCGGTTCGGTCAGAGCCAGA